AAAAGGAAGATGATGATTTATTTAAACTATTAACCGAAGAAAAAATAAATATAGATTCATGTACTATTGAACAATTAAAGATTAAACATAACTTGGAGGATTCACGAGTAATGGAGCAAACAGATAATGAATACACATTGGATATTTAAATTAAAATTCTCGTGAACTTAAAATTCTCGTGAACTTAAATAAGTTGATAAATTATATTTATATAAACGTTTACCTTGTGTATTACGCATTTTTATATCAGTTAATAATTTTGGTTTCATATATGTAGAATTTTTTATAAATCTAAATGTAGTCATTTTATTAGATCCTTTTGCGTTTATTCTATTTGTCCATAAATGAAGCATAAATATTATATGTGTTTTATTATTAGGATATTTTTGTTTTTTAATTTTAATAATATAATAAAAATCACTTTTCATCATATAAAATAATTTTGCTCCATCATTTCCTCTTGATTTTTTTGTTTGGTATACAAGTAATATTGGGATTTTATAATAAGTCATAAAAATTACAAAATCTATTATTGTTAAACGATATGTTTCTGAATTAATTAATATTTCTAATCTATTTATATAATTTTTAGATTGTTGTAATTTTTTAACATCATCTTGTTTTCCATCTTTTTGCATTTTTGAAAATATATGTCTGAAATTGTCTTCATTCATTAAAGCTTTATATGCTACTATTAATTCTTGTTTAATTTGTATATTATAATCTCGAATATGTGCGGTTTTATTATAGTTTACATATTTTTCTGTATCATAATCTTTTAATATTAAATATAATAAAAAATAATTACAATTGACTGATGGTAATTTAACATCATTAATTTGATCCACACCAAATCTTAAAAGTGTAGTTGTACCTTTAATAAAATAATTAGTCCATAGTGGTGTTAAATACATTTTATGAATACATCTATGTTCTCCATTATTTAAATATTTTTTATAAACATCTGAATTTTGTTGTAATGCTTTATTTGAAATTGCTCTAACTTTTACATGTTTTTCATATACTTTTTCTAATGAGGTTGATTTTGATCTTTTGTTGGCTTCTTCTTCACCAGATTCTTCTTCACCAGATTCTTCCTCACCAGATTCTTCTTCACCTTCACCAGATTCTTCCTCACCAGATTCTTCTTCTTCTTCGGAACTTTCTTCACCAGATTCTTCTTCTTCTTCAGAACTTTCTTCACCTTTACCAGATTGTTCTTCTTCCTCACCAGATTCTTCCTCACCTTTACCAGTTTGTTCATCTTCTTCAGAACTTTCTTCACCTTCACCAGATTCTTCTTCTTCAGAACTTTCTTCACCTTCACCAGATTCTCCTTCTTCTTCAGAACTTTCTTCACCTTCACCAGATTGTTCTTCTTCAGAACTTTCTTCACCTTTTCCAGTTTGTTCTTCTTCTTCTTCAGAGCTAGATCCAGAACTAGACCCTGAACTAGAACCAGAACCAGAGCTAGAACCAGAACCAGAGCTAGAACTAGACCCTGAACTAGAACCAGAACCAGAACTAGATCCAGAACCAGAACTAGATCCAGTAATAGGGGCTTCTTCATCGCTGTCAGAATGTTCAATTTCAAAATCTTCTAACTCAGCATAATTATGAGATTCTTCATCAGATTCTTCATCAGATTCTTCTATTTCTTTAGTTGGAGTTATATTAACAATTTCAGGTTCATTAACAGGTTCAGGTTCATTAACAGGTTCAGGTTCATTGACAACTTCAGGTTCATTAACAGGCTCAGGTTCATTGACAGACTTACCTTTAATAATTTCAATATCAAGATCTGGCTCATTTACGGGATCAATTGTTGATTTACTTTCTGCGGATAATTCATTTTCAATCGTATTTTCTGTAGAATATCCCGGGTCATCTATAGGCACATCTTTATCAGTATATTCAATTGGCGCATCCTCTAATATTTCAAAGATTTCATTTGGAGTTAAATCTTCAAAACCTCTAAACTCAATAAATTTATTTTTTTTAACAATTTCACCTAATGCATCAATATAAGGGATTAACATGGATTCTAAAATAAGTATTTCAGTATTAGATAAATTATATTGATTTGTATAATAAATAGTACTATGATTATCTTCAAATATAAGTGTTTGAATATTATGATTTCTTATTAAATTTTCAATAAATCGTTTTAAATAATTCTTTTTATTATTTGTTCCATTAAATAAATTTCGTTTCGGAATTAATAATGTTCCATCCGCATGACAATAATGTTCTTCTTTATCTTTACATATATTTATTTCTTTTATATCTTTTAAATAAACATCCATATTTTCAAATTTAAATTTATAAAGCATGGGCGTCAATAATTCTTTAATTTCGCTATATTGATCCCGATAAATATAATCTCCTTTTATAACTTCTTCTATTTTTTTACGTATTGCCAAATTTTTAATATCACCTATTTCAACTTTAAATGTATTAAAATAAGCATTATAAAATTGTTGTTCTAATTTAAGTCTTTTAATTAAATTTATTTCTGCATCATCATGATGTTTTGTTAATTCTAAATCATAATTTACATAACCATTTGTCATTTTACCTTCAACATCTCTTGGATGTACATATGAATGGTCGTTATGTATTTCAATTAATTCATCTCTCATTGTATTGTTTAACTCTGGAGTTTTTAACATTACAAATTGGTTTGTAATTGTTATTATACCAATAACAAGCTCTTTATCAAGAATACGAAAAACAGGAAGACATGGTATTTTTTCACGAGAGTCTTTATATAATTGATGTAAATATTTATATGTTACCGCATATGATTTCCATATATCATCGTTTATTAATTCATAGGGTAAATCTTTCTCTTTATTACTTGGTGAACATGGTACAAAAAAAGAATGTTTATTTCTTACAACAATTCCTATTATTTTTCCATTATAATTCATAATTTGTTTAATTAGTTCATAACCTTTAATTTTACTTAGCTCACTTAATAACTCAATTAAAGGTAAATTATTTTTAAATTTATAATATTTATCATCTTTTTTGAATTTATAATGTTTATTAATTATTTCCCCACTACAAGAACCTTCTTTTAAATGAGTATTAATTTCATTTAAAATAGATGTTATTATAGGTAAATCACTTTTTATAAAAAAGAATCGTCTCTCTTCTATAGAATCACTAGTTTCTTTATAATATACGATAGGTTCATAATAATCTCCATCTTTATAAATAATAATGGTTTCATTGTTAAGATCAAAATTAAATGTTGAATGTTGAGTTGTAGGGCAAATTATACTAATATGCTGAGTTACATCATCTTTAATGTTATGTAAAATAACCATATTTATCTTTTTTCTATATTTAATTATTACACCACTACATATAATATCCCATAAATATGTATAATCTATATGTGTTAAAGGGTCATTCAAATATTTTATAAAATTCTCCAATCCATTCACTATTCTTTTAAATCCATCAATATTATTTTCCATCTTTAAATATAGTTCACTTGTTGTATATTGAGAGATATCTTGTTTATAATAATCATCTTTTGAAAATGTAAGTGATAAGCTACCATTATGAAAATTCTGTATATTATCTATATTTATAATTTGTGTTATTCGTTCTACTATTTGTTTAATGGTTGGTGACTCATTCGTTTTAGATTTTAAAAATATATATGAAATGACTGCTAAAAATGATTGATTTTTATTATTTTCAACACCTCTTCTTAATAAACATGGTTTATCTAATTTAAAAGTTTTCTTTTTTGGATTACTATAACATTGTGTATGGTCTATATGCAAAAATGTTTCTAATGAAGTTGTTAATTCACCTTTTCTATTATTGGGTAAAGGCATTTTCAAACCATTTTGAATATATTCAACCTTTTTGTCATTTTCAGCTGAACTTTCTGATTCTATAGTTTTCATTTCGAGTTTAGCCATTAATTTAGCTGCTTCTTCTATTCGTTTTAATTGAGCTTTTGGTATTTGATTTTGTTTATTTAATTTAAAACAACAAGGAATAAAATGGCCTTTGGGATGTGATTTTTTATCTAAAAAGGAAGCAACTGAATGAGGACCATGTGCATCCGTTGAAAATTCAAATATATATTGTTTTGACAAATCAGGTTCTTTATCTTTAGGTCCAATTATTTTACTTTTATCTACATCTTTTTTATTCATCGGCTTATTCGTTTTTAAATTCCAATATTGTGGACATATATAATGAAATTTATTTTTAGGATCAGTGCCGTATTCTATAGATGATGTATAAGAACCTGGTGCTACTCTATCAATTTCATCTTTTTCTTCTTGTGTTAAAATAATAGGGTACCTTTTTCTATTCCATGGACATAATTTACTATATTGCGAATAAGCTTGACTATCTTCTTTTAAAAATAATGTGGGTTCTCTCTGTTGAAGACGTTTTAAAAATGGACTTGGGTGACCTAAATTAATCATAGTTGTTTCTGTATTATTTAAACTTTCATCTATATATTTTTTACCATCGTATTTTCCTCTTAATTGATATTCTGAATCATAAATATATAGCATATTATTGCCTTCTATATCTCTCCATCCTTCTTTAACTGTATTGTAAACTTTTTGGGTATATTCAACAGATGGTTGAGAGTTCCATTCTTGTTCTTTACCAATATATGTTTTACCTTCAAATGTATTTCCTTGGTCATCAAAAATAGTGACATCTGTTAATTTAAATCCGTCTTTAAATAATTTTATTGTATCATCGTTTACTTGAATCATCAACCCTCTACAAGTAGTTCCTTCTTTTTTTTTAATATTACATACATCATCACCTCCGAAATAACGAAAATACCCTTTAATATCCGCGCCTATACTTGGTATTTTTTTCCCTATTTTTTTTTTAATTTCAGATTTATTATAATGATTATAAATAAATAAATATGTTAATTCTGGTGAAAGTGTTCCACCTAATTCATTTAAGTCATGTTGAAATGCTCGAGTACTAAATTTTCTAGGTACTGTTCCTGATCCAGGTACTGGTGCTGGTGCTGGTACTGGTACTGGACTTGGTACTGGTATTGGTGCTTGACTTGGTATTGGTGCTGGACTTGGTATTGGTGGTTGAGAAATTTTAAGAACTGGTAATGGTGGTTGAGAAATTTTAGGTATTGGTCCTGGTAATGGAGAAATTTTGGGTATTATTGCCTCTTCTACAGATTCAGATTCTTCTTTTTCAGATTCAGATTCTTCTTCAGATTCAGATTCAGATTCTTCTACAGATTCAGATTCTTCTTCAGATTCAGATTCAGGTATAATTGGTTTTTTTGTTTTTTGTTTCGTCGGAGTTTTTTTTAATATTCCACTAACCCATTTATCAATTCTTAAATTTAATTTTTTTTGTTCTTCTTCATCTAAAGGTGGTTCATCATTAGATGATCCCCAATTAATTGGAGGTTGAATTGTTTTTGTTTTAGGTTTAACTAAAATTTCAGGAGATGGCTCTTTATCAAAATCTTCTTCAGCAGATTCTTCTTTTTCAGATTCTTCTTTTTCAGATTCAGATTTGCTAGATTCTTCACTTTCAGATTCAGATTCGCTAGATTCTTCACTTTCCGATTCTTCTTCACTAGATTCTTCTTTTTCACTACTGACTTCTTTTTCACTACTGACTTCATTTTCATTTATGATTTCACTTTCAACACTTTTACTTTCATCTTCAGCACTGTTACTTTCACCTTCAACACTTTTACTTTCACTTTCACTTTCAGCACTTTCACTAGGTTGCGATGATGTTACAAGTTCATTATCTTCATCTAATTCAGTTTCAAGTGGTATTGGCGGTTCAATATTTTCAGTTTCAATTTCAGATTCAAGTTCAGCTTCAAGTACAGGTTTAGTTTTATTTTCAAGAACACGTGGTTTTATTCTAAACATTTCAGGTATATTTTCATTAAAAGCAAAATTAAAATTAAAGTTTGCGTTTGGTAACAGTCCTGTATGCTTTTCTTCTTCTTGTTCTTCTTCTATTACATGAGTTATTTCTTTTATTTTAATATCTTTTAAATTAGTACATAATTTTTTAATCTCATCTCCTTTGATTGCTTTTTGTGAAATCAAAATTAAATTATGGATAAAAATATTTAAAAATTCAATATAACCAATATTTATTATATTATTAATTAATACTTCAACATTTTTATCTGTTTTTATGATTTCAATAGCAAACCCAGGATTATTTTTGGTTCTTTTAATTCGTCGTTGATTCATATTATCATGAGTTTCATATAAACTCATTATTTCTTCTAATTTAGAAGCAGACTCATCCAATGAAACATTAAAAGATACAGCAAACATGTTCACAATATTTTCTTTGGGTATTTGTAAATTGATTAAATCTATTAAATAAGAACGCTCACTATCTAATTTATTAAATTTAGATACTCGTTTATATCTTAATTTAATAGTGTCTTTTTCTTCTATCAAATTAAACACATATGAAAAACATTTTATATGTTTAGATATTTCTAATTTATTAATTTTTGGAAATACAAATTTGTATTTCATATCAATAATATCTATTTCTGCATTATGTAAATGAGTAAATGTATTAAATATTTTTTCTGATGGATCAAAATATTGTATTAATCTATTTATTAATGGGTTTATTGTATCCACAATTATACGTTCAACTGCCTCAATTGAAACTAACCGTAAATTCATAACATTATAATAAATATATCCATTTTTATCAATATCTATAATAATATTTATGTCATCATATTCGATAACAAATGAAACTATATCATTTTTTTTAATGATATTCCTAAATTTATTAATTTTACTTTTATCAAAATAAGGCGCTTTATTACCCGTTAAAGAAACATTAGGTGAATATAATCGGAATATATTTTCTTGTTTTTTTCCTGGATTTAATTTAATAAAAGGGTACACTTTATCAGATTGTATTAATTTAAAAAATATATCAACAGGAAAATTAAAAGGTTCTTTAGTATATAATATAAAGTATAGTGAATCTATTCCATTCTCATTTTTATAAGTTTCTTTAGTTTTATTATAAATACTGTGATGAAAATCTATCATTTTATTATATTCATCATATTCGTCCATTGTTTCTATAACAAAATTTTCAGATGAAAATTTTTTCTCTTCAAACAAATAAGGATAATACACATTTGAAATTTTATTAATGTTTAATCGTTTTTTTTCTGAATGTGAATATACATTTTTAGCAAAACATACAAATATTTCAGTTGCGTCTGGATAATCTAATAATAAGTTATTTGATGTAGTTGATATATTCTCTTGATACATAAGATCATTATCAAATGGATTTACTATAAAAAAATTATTCTCAATTCCAATAGGTTCATTTACATATTGTATTCTTGATAAATCGATTTCTAATATATCATCTAAAGAATAATATTCTTTTTCTTCTATTAAAAAATTATGATTCATAAAAAATATTTTTAATTTTCTATAATCTATTAATACAGTATCATTATTAGACAATTGTTTATACACTTCATATGGGTTAAGAACTACTTTTTTTTTGTAAAAAAAATAATATTCTTTAATATTTTTATTATCAATTAATTGTGATAATTTATATTTTATATTTTCTATAGTATCATCCATATATACATCGAGTTCATGTTGGTCAACCCTTTTATTTTTATTTAATATTATAAAATCTAATTTCATATAGATTAAAAAAATATAATATTTATATTCTTTTAATTAAAATAAGGATTATCGGTAATAGTCATACCACAATATTCTTGATTATGAGAACTATAATCTACAACATTATAAACTCCTGCTTCCTTTGCTTCTTTCAATAAAAATTTAAAATTATCCCAAAATTCAGTATTATGTCCGATTGTTTGAGAAGCAATATGACTCATTTCATGAATTGCCACAAACATTAATGTATTTTCATCAATTAAATTATTATCATCATTTTTCTTTTTATTTAAACAAAAAGCAATTTTTCTACCTTTATTTTCACTATAAGCGGTATATTCGCTTGTAGGTAATGTTTCTACAATTTTTTTAGGATTAAATTTTTTAACAAGTCTTCTAATATTTGCTTCGTCCGGATATTTTTTATCAACAAAATCTACTAATACTTTCATTTTTACAGTAGTTTTTGATAATAACTCAACCGCAATTTGTTTGTTCTTTCTTTCTCTTACACAATATTTATCTCCGTCAATAGTAGATACTATACATTTTAATTGAAAAATATCAGATTCTTTATATAATTTAAATGATAATAATAAAATACATATGATAACGATATATCCTAAAACATCTTCTTTATTCATTATACATTATATTATTATTAAAATAATTAATCACAACCACCAATTTCTAAAGGTCTGCGAAATGTGTCTGATTCAATAGTAGATGAATTCCATGGTCCAACATTTACTTTTGGGATTGCAGGTTCAGATCTAATTTGTAAATTGGCATTTCTTAAAGAACTTCCAACTGTATTTATTCCAATCAATTGATTAGGATTTAATAAATTCAAATTTTTAAGATCATTCGACGCAGGATTAATATTTGCCCATTCACTATTAGTATCATTTGGTAATAAATCACTTGGATTTAAAGCAGGTTGTGTATTACAACTGTTTTGTGGAGTTTGTGAAGCCATACCATTGACAGCCATGAATGGGTTTTCACCAGCTTCAGTTGCACCTACTACTTCGGAAGGAGCAGAATTTGTTTTACGAGTTGCGTTTCCACCAGTCATACTATCTTTAGTGGTAGTTTTATTTGAATTATATCTAATTAAGACCGCAGCAACTACAACTAAACCTAACAAAAGAATAATATTTAAAAAATTTTTTCCTTTCATATTGCCCATTTTTAGTTTCATTATATAAAGTTAGAATATAAAATAATTTTAATAATTAGTTAATTATCTTCTTCTTCATCGTCATTTACCATTTCACTTAAATTTATATCATTTTTAATTTTTTTTTCAATGAAAATTGTTCTTAAATGATTAACCATTTCATTTTTAATTTTATCATTAATTAATTCATAAATTTTAAAAAAAGATTCTTTATTAATATTTATATCAAGATTCTCTAAATTTTCAGTTGGTAAATTAAATTCAGATATTTCATTATTTTCTTCTAAATTTTTATCTTCATTTACATTTTTTGAGTTATCTTCAATTACATTTTTTGAATTATCTTCAGTATTTACATTCGCATTCACATTAGTATTCATTTCATTTGGTACATGTTCATTTTCTATTTCATTTGTTTTGTCATCTAAAATAATATATAAATTATTTAATTCAATTTCAAGAATAAAATGTTTATTATTAAATTTTACACCTTTTATATGAAATGTAGGAATGATTTTTGATTCACTAATATCATCTAAATTTCGTACATTTTCATTAGAATCAATAATATGAAGTCTATTATCATCTGTTATGCATTGTATATCAAAACAATTATCTTTAATATTACTTTTTAATGGATTTATAAATGAAAATTCAATATCTGTTAAACTTAATGGGTCTTCAAACCAATCTTCTGATTTTTCAAAAAACATTTGAATACATTCCTGATAAAATTGTTCAAACCATATTAAATATTCTTGGCTTGTTAACGAAATATTAATAAAATTATTTGAATTTTTATTTCTTTTTTTTAAATAACATACTCGATTTGTTTTTATAATAAATGGCATATTATTATAACTAAATTTACAAAAATATGTATCAGTGTCTATAGTATAAGGTTCACTTAATTTCAAATTTTCTTTATTATAATGTTCTAAAATATTCATTTATACTTATTAATTAAAAATAATTATAACATACGACGCAAATACAATTAAAAAAATAATTATTATATATATATAATGTTTCCATTAGGAACTTATGTTAGTCCAGTTAAGAGAGATATAAAACATCAAACTAATATAAAATTGATTACTACATTTGAAAAAGAGCTAAAATATATAAAACCCACTAAAACTAAACATAAAAAAAGAAAAAAAATAAATAAAACTTTAAAACTTTAATCATATTCTTCAGCCCATCTGACGGTATTAAATGGAGCTAATATTATATGATCCGCCATAACATCAACATCATTATCAGATAAATCTGGATACGCGGGAGAATAATTCACATGTGTTTGATATACTTTATCTTTATCTGTGCGATATGGTTTTTTTCCATAACAATTTATGCCAAATTTAGTTGATTTATTAGGAAAATAACCACCATTTACACCAGGTCTTCCACAATCATGCGCATGATTTTTTGTTTTTTTTAAATCATTATATACAGATTTTTGTATAGGAAATAATGCCATTTGTTCTTCTGACCAGCCATAACTACACCAATTTGCCCCATTTTTATATGCTTCTTCAAGTTCATCAAGTGTTGCTAGTCTAGAATTTAAAGATTTACATACATCTTGTGCTTCTGTATATGTATATATGTTATTAGGAATATTAAATACTTCATTTTCATCTTCTTCTTTAATAGCAGGTGTACAACTATTACCCGAAGAATCTTTATCTTTATCTTTATCTTTATTATTTCCAGAAATAACATTTCCAGAAACATCAACATCTATTTCAGGAGTATTATCAAATAAATGTTTAAGTGATGCAGTAAAACTATAATGTTTATCTCTTAATAACTTTACATTTAAAGCTACAATAATAATCAAAGTCGCAAATAAAATTATTTCTAATATCAATATCCACCATTTAGAAGATGGATTATCCATTGTAGCATTATTTAATAAACTAAATAAAAATATATATATTAAAATAATTACTATAAGTAATATTACAAATGGAATTTTATAACTTCCTAATATATTAAAACTGTCATATGCTGGAAATTTACTATCTTCATCAATTGTTACTGACATTTAATATATCAATTTATTTTTTTATAAAACAAACAATAGTTTTTATCATTTACAATAGAAGAATTTATATTATTAATATTAGAATCATCAAACTTAAACCATTTATCCAATTTTTTTATATAACTATAATAATGCCCTCCAAATACATTTCCTGTATGATTAATAATACCAAACAATTCATAGTTACAATCATCTAAATTTTCATTAATTGTATATTTATGTATATTTATCTTATTTTCAAAATTTATAACACACTCTTTTTTTTTTAGATTATGATTCCATCTTTTTAAATGTATTACTAAAATTTCTGGTAAATAACATAAATATGTTTGTTTTGTTAATTTTTTTTTCTCTTTTGTTTTATCATCAAACCATAAGTCATTTAAATTTTCTGATTGAAATGTATGTTCAAAACACGCATTTAAATCCACATTATTAATATTAGGAATAGATAGTTCAATCGTAAATGATGGTTCTATTTTATCAAATTCATTCTTTCCAGTTTCTTGATTTGTATATTGATTTATTATAAATGATGTAAATAAATAATGAATAATAGAACTATTATCTTTCTCATAATTGTCAATCGCTTTATTAATCGCTTTATTTTTTGTTTTTTTTAATTTTATATCACTCGTTTTATTTAAAGAATTATGGATTGTATCTATAACAAAATAAAAATATTCTATTGCATCATTTTGGTCATTTATATTTAATATTGAATTTTTTTCTTTTGATATTTCTTTCACAAAATGAACAAATCTATTTGGTGAAATTGTACAATTTTGACTCCACATTAAATTATATAATGAAACCCACTCAATAGTTAATATTTTATCATTTGTATCATTGTATAATTTATTATTTATTAAATAATCATTTAATACTGGTATATGTGATAAAATTTGTAAAGTTGAATTTAAATAACATGTATTTCCTAAATTATTTAATCCACTAAATCCAAGAGTCTGACTCATTTTATTTTTTAAAAAAATAACTTTATACCGTTTATAATTTAAAAATATTATAATTAATATATTATAATATGGATAATAGAGAAAGGCTTTTGTTAAAAAGCAGTAATAATATTTCTAATTTACTTAGCATAATGCGTTTACACGAAGAAAATATTACTATTTATAATAGAACCCAAGAATTAGATGTTAATGTTTTTACATTATCTATACCCATGTTTAATATGTCAAATAGTCCAAGTTTATTTAATGTATCAAGTATTCAACATTTAATTACAGATTCTACTTATTCTGATATATTAAATCCATTAAATAGTGAATGTCCTATTACTCATGATACATTTTTGCCATCTGATCAAGTAATTATGATTAATTCTTGTCGTCATATATTTAAAAAAACATCTTTAGTAAGTTGGTTAATTAGAAATCAAACGTGTCCTTGTTGTAGAACACAAATACATTAGGTTTCAATAAATTAAGTTTCTTTAAAATTATGTAATATATTTTGAGGATTTTCATTTATAATATCCCCACATAATTTAGTATTTTCATAAATTTCTCTTAATAATTGATTAGGTGCGGTTGATCCAAATTTAATTAAATTTTGTTTTTTTAAAAAATTCTTTAAAGTTGATAAACTTGTCTTTTTCAATGCCAATTTATCACTTTCTATTTTTTTTCGACTACAGTTGTTTTTTATTAATATGCTTATAGCGTTCTCTTTTTTATTTTTTCCAATATTAAAAGTTTTTTTTATTTCCTTTTTTTCAATTATAGAAGATAATGGTTCAGGAATAATATTTTCAAAATTATCTTGTGATTTTGAAATAATATTTTCAAATATATTTTGAGGTGTATGTATATTACTTATAGATTCAGATACATTTGAATCTTTATTTGTCCAAGATTTAAATGTAGGTTTAATACCATTTTTCAAATTTCCATATGGTTTTTCAACTTGACTATTAGATTGAATTGTGGGTTGTGATATTTCTTGTATTTTATTAGAAATAGAATCAAAATTATTCGAACATATAATAACTCCTTCTTTTGGTGTATTAAATTTAGATAAAGGAATATGATGTTCAATCGTTTCTAAATTAATTTGTTCATCCATTGTATTTAATTGAATAGGGAATTTTTGAGTTTTCTTTTTTTTATGTTGCCTCAATCTATCTAATAATAATTGTCTTATATTATTAGTGTTTAATTTAACCTCATTTGTATTTATATTTTCATTTAATTGTGGTTTTATCATTTTCATTTTTTTTTTAGAAATATTTAAAAATTGTGGATTTATAGATATTGTACGTTCTGTATTCATATAAAAAATAATACAAATTAATAATATATATTTAACAAATAAAAATTGAATTAAAAAGTTATTATTAATTAATTGTAACAAAATGAATCGTAATGATGAAGAGTACAAACACTCGGATTGCTGGACGGTTATTCAATCATATTTTGAAAATAAACATTTACAACAATTGGTAAAACATCAAATCGACTCATATAATGATTTTATTAATAATCAAATGAAAAAAACAGTAGAAATGTTTAATCCATTAACTATATGTTCTAGTCAAGATTATATAAAAGAGTTTAAACAATATCGTTTAAAAGTTATCATTAATTTTGATAACATTTGTATTTATCGTCCAGAAATTCACGAAAACAATGGTGCTACAAAACTAATGCTCCCAAACAATGCTAGACATCGAAATTTTACATATACATCAAACTTTACAATCGATTTGAATATACAATATGTTATTAGAACAGGTGATTCTCTTGAAAATGAAGAGATTAAACATGTAAAACTTACGAAAATTCAATTTGGAAAAATTCCTATTATGTTAAAATCTTGTATTTGTATTTTAAATCAATATACCCATATTCATCCTGATAAAATTGAAGAATGTAGTATGGATCCCGGAGGATATTTTATTATCAATGGTTCTGAAAAAACATGTTTAGGACAGGAGAAACCCGCTGATAATAAAATATTTTGTTATAAACAAAAGCCAAATCACAAATGGTTATGGAGTGCTGAAATGAGGTCTGTTCCAGATTGGAAATGTATATCACCCAAACAAATTTATATGATGATTTCTTCTAAATTAAATTCATATGGAAATGAAATTGTAGTACAACTACCCAGATTAAAACGCCCAATTCCATTATTTATACTATTTCGGGCATTAGGTTTAAAAAATGATAAAGAAATTTGTAGTATTATTTGTTTAGATAATGATCAAACAGAAAATAAACCCATTTTAAATTATTTGAAAGCGTCTATACTTCAAGCAAATGAATATATGGATATAGAAGAATGTATTAAATACATTACAAGTTCTGTTATTTACACTCCGATTAATATGGATAAAGATGAAGGACAGAAAAAGAAAAGAGAATTCGCAATGGATGTATTGAACAATGATTTATTTCCAAATTGTAAACTTCCAATTGAACGAACCTATCTTCTTGGTTATATGACTTATAAATTAATTAAATGCGCATTAGGTGAAAACCCGAGTGATGACCGAGACGCATATCAAAATAAAAGAATTGAAACAACAGGCACATTATTAAATAATTTATTCCGAAATTATTTCAATAAAGTTGTAAAAGATATATATAAATTGGTTACACGAGAAATCAATAATGGTTCTTGGAAATCAACAGAAGATTACACAAATATTATAACATTAACAAATATATATAAAATAGTGAAATCATCTACTATAGAAAATGGATTGAAGCGTGCTTTATCAACTGGAGATTTTGGTATTAAACATTTAAATTCAAATAAAGTTGGAGTTGCTCAAGTATTAAGTCGGTTGACTTATATGTCTACTCTTAGTCATTTGCGTAGGATTAATACTCCTTTAGATAAAAGTGGTAAATTGATTGAACCACGAAAATTACACGGTACATCGTGGGGATTCCTATGTCCTGCCGAAACACCAGAAGGTCAATCGGTTGGTGTAGTTAAAAATTTAAGTTACTTGACTATTATATCTGGATATTCTGATAGCAATCCTATTTATGATTATTTATTGCCAAAAATTAAGTTATTGGGGACTTGTGAGTTATATGATAAAGTAAAAGTGTTTGTAAATGGGAGATGGTTAGGAATTACAGAAGATCCCATTACTTTGTATCATGATTTGAAAGATAAAAAATACAAAGGTATTATTAATATTTATACATCAATTACATTTAATTATAAACAAAAAGAAATATGTATTATTAATGATTGCGGTAGATTGTTGCGTCCATTGTATAAAGTAAGTAATAACAAACTATTAATTACTCATAAAATTATAGAATCTATTGAAAATAAAGAAACTCAATGGGAAAATCTATTGGTTAATTTAAAAATAGATGATTCTGTTATTGAATATATTGATCCAGAAGAACAGTTATATTCTATGATTGCTACACAACCTTCTATGATCGATAAAATGTATAATTATACACACAGTGAAATACATCCTAGTACTATATTTGGTGTTCTGGCGTCATGTATCCCATTTCCTGAACATAACCAATCTCCCAGAAATACATACCAATGCGCAATGGGTAAACAAGCGATTGGAGTATATGTATCTAATTTTAATAAACGATTCGATAAGACTGCGTATGTATTGAATTATACAATGAGACCATTAGTAGAAACACGATTGATGAATATGATACAACTGAATAAACTTCCATCTGGAAACCAAGTTATTGTAGCAATTATGACACATGGTGGTTATAATCAAGAAGACAGTATTCTATTTAATAAAGGTAGTATAAATCGTGGATTGTTTCACGCAACCATATATCATACAGAGAAAGATGAAGATAAGAAAGTAAATGGTGAAGAAGAATTGAGAATGAAACCAAATAAGCTAACTACTAAAAATATGAAGTTTGGAAATTATGATAAAATTAATAAAAATGGAGTCATGGATAAAAATACATTGGTAGAAGATAAAGACATTATTATATCCAAAGTAGTCGTGATTCGTGAAAATAAAAATAAAAATGAACAACTCATTAAATATGAAGATCAAAGTAGATGTTATCGAACAGATGAAGAAACCTATATAGATGATACATCGATTGGACGAAATGGTGATGGATACAATTGCTGTAAAGTACGGTTGAGAACACTTCGAGTGCCAAATATCGGTGATAAATTTAGTAGTAGGCATGGGCAAAAAGGCACGATTGGTAATATTATTAATGAAGAAGATATGCCATTTACGAAAGATGGTTTGAGGCCAGATTTAATTATAAATCCACATGCGATTCCATCCAGAATGACCATTGCTCAATTAAAAGAAACACTATTAGGAAAAATATTGTTAGAACTTGGATTATTTGGAGATGGTACAAGTTTTGGGAATTTGGATATGAATACTATTCGTAAAGAATTACAAAAAAATAATTATGAGTCGAATGGTAATGAACTATTATATGATGGTAAAACGGGTGAACAAATAGAAACAAATATATTTATTGGACCTGTATATTATCAACGATTAAAACATATGGTCAATGATAAACAACACTCCCGTTGTATTGGTCCAATGGTTAATTTAACTCGCCAACCTGCTGAAGGAAGAAGCCGAGATGGTGGTCTTCGTTTTGGTGAAATGGAACGAGATTGTATGATTTCACACGGAGCATCTAGGTTTACAAAAGAGAGAATTTATGATGTATCTGATAAGTATAGTATTAATGTTTGTAAAAAATGCGGGCTTATCGCTGTATATAATGATGAAAAACACATACATTTGTGTAGTGTATGTGATAATAAAACAGAATTTTCATATGTAGAACTACCATTTAGTTGTAAATTATTATTTCAAGAGTTAATTTCTATGAATGTAGTACCTCGAATCATGACATAAAATATTATATTAATATAATATGAATGAATTGAATAAAAATGGATATATCATAATTAAAAATTTAGTCAAAGATATACCAAATGACATATCATCTATAAAAGAAAAGGTAAATTATACACAAATAAAAGATTTTATAGATAATAAATTTTTACCAATTATAAAAAGAAAACTACCTTATTTTTCAAATCCAAAATATACAAAATTTCGTTATAGTAATAATAATAATTCAATAGACGCATCTGTTTTTCATCAAGATGTATATAATAATACAGATTTAAAAATAATGCCTATTTATACCGCTCTTGTTTATTTTGATAAAGCTGAACTAGAATTAATACCTGGATCTCATATACAAAATAATTTAAATTTAATTAATTTATATAATAAAAAAATTGTATTACATTTAGAAGCTAATGATATTGTTATTTTTCATTCATCTATATATCATAAAGGTATAAATTTTACTCAAGGTAACAATAGAAGATTGTTACAAGTATTTGATATTTTTCCTGATAATCAAACATACATTGAATTATTCCATAAATTTAAAATTGTAAATACATCAGATGGTACAATAACTAAGAAGAATGTAATGTATTACATCTCTCAAAACAAAACTACAATAAACTTATTTAATTATATATTATTGTTTATGGTATATTTTAATTTACAATATAAAATTTCGATGAAGGATTTACCACCATCTCAAAAACATAATTCATTCATTTCTTATCAACCAAGTGGTCATATATTTTATAAACAAGATTTAGTTGATGATATTAATATTAATATTATATGTGATAAAAATGTGAAAATTGTTGATTATTCAAGATACTATTTTTTTCTTTTTCTTTTTCTTTTACTTTTATTTAGTATTTTATATTTGAATTTATATAAAAAATAATAATTGTATAATATAATGTCTAGACCATTAGCAGGATACGGTTCAGCTCTTGTTGGTAGTGAAGTTGCTTTAAAACGAAAAATTTTAAGAAAGTCTTTTAGATCCAATAAGGTTACATCTTCTAATGATTTACAATTTAAATCACTTGCTGGTCCATTTAGAGCATCGATTAGCGCGGGTGATCCATTAGGAAGAAAATATCAAACTTGTGGAGGGGCGAATCAAGTTCATGATGTTAATATAAGAATACGATTAAATCAAGATAGTGTAGGAAACAATTCATGTAATACTATTACTGAGGGTGTTACACCCACTCAATTACCATTAGAATCTGGAAATAGCAAATATGTACATGATAGTTCATTATTTACTCGTTTTAAAACATTATCGAGTATAAATCAAAATTATGATGATATCAGTTTTGGAGGTGATAAAAATAACGGTTCATATTCAGCAATAATGAGAGTAAGGCGTTCTTAATTTAAATATTATAATAGTATAATGGTATATAAATACAAAAAATCTATAAAATCTAGAAAATCTAGAAAATCTAGAAAAAAAATAAAAACTAGAAAAAAATATAAAGGTGGGAGCACAGGTAATCCGACTATTGAGAGCGTTGATGATATTATTACTTTAATAAATAAAAAAAGTAAAGGCAATCCATTAACAGGATCGCGTAATTTTTATACATTTCTTTCGAGGCAACTATATAGTACACATTATAATGTAAAATTTTTGAAAGCATTACAATCTGCGTATACATTTTCAACAAATGGTTATTTTGTAGATACTATATTATCTTTATGTAATAATGATATAAATGCACGAAATAATTATTATGCATTATGTATATTAATACGTTTATTTTACTCAAAAGATATCGGGAAATCATATTCTTATTTTACATTACAACATAACATAGTAGAAAATTGTATAACAATGTATAATATAACAAAACAAAAAGAAATAATAAATAATTCAATTAAAACTAAAGATAATAATGATATAAATTTAATATTAAAAAATGATAATTTTTACAATATATTGAAACAAATTATGAATAATACGGATCCTGTAAATAAATTAAAAAGTATGGAATCATCTGGTATTAGTTATAAATTATATTCAAATATTCCAATTTTAAATACTGAGTTTTATAAAAATGTAAATATAGAATCACGAAAAAAATCTTTAATACCAATAAATAAATTCAATAATAACCAGCAACAACTTATTAAAGATTTTAAACAAAATCCAGAAGCACTTGCGAGTATAGATAGAGTTCGTAAAGAAATATTCAAAAACCCTATCAAATCAGCATATAAAAGTGTTACAGATCAAGCAGCACATGAAGGTCGTTATATATATAAATCTGGACAAGATATATATAGAAAATATTTAAAAGGCGAGGGTGCTGGATATACTGATACTGTAACGCCTACTCCTCCAGTTACTGCTCCTCCAGTTACTACTCCTACTGAAACAGCAGATATATTAAAATTTTATCAAAATTTAATAGAAGAAAAGTGCATAATTGATAAAAATAATTATTCATATATAATATTATTTGTTTTAAACAATATTTTAAATAAAATACATAAATTGAAATATATTCATAATGATATACCATTCATAAATAATGATAGTTTTTGTGATAAATTTTATAAAATATTAGAAACAGAATTATTAAAAAAAGACAAAACTATTTGCGGGGATGAAAAAATGATTAATGTAATATTATCATAAAATTATTTTTTACTTACAAAAATTAAAATTGATATAAATAACAACGAGCAAGCAGTTAAATACATTTTATCAGTTTTACTCATTTGAAATTGAAAATCTTCCATTTTATATATAATTATAAAATTAAATTATTATATTTATATAAATGAGATTTACATATCCAGAAACAAAAACGTATATTGAAAAAAATGTGGCTATTCCAATTAATAGCAGACAACCTACAGAATATGAACCAGAAATTTTTCTTGGAGCACCATTTAAAGCAAATCCAATAAAACATTGGCGAAAACAATTATATTCTAAATATCAAAGTAAATCTACAATAACTATTAAAGCTATTGAAACTCCGAGTAATTGCGTAATATCAGAATCAGATAATTCAAATATGATTAATGAACAAATTGTATCAACTACTAAATGTGATGGTATTGTTGTAAATGGTGATTGTAGAGGGGGTACAAATAATATTAGAAGAACTTCGACAATATATGGTCCAAATTATTTTTCTTCGACCAAACAATATTTACAAAGAAGATGTAAAACATTTGAACAAAATCAAACTATTGGAAAACAAATAAATGATAATTATTATAAATCAACCACATGTTATTCAGATGATTCAAAAACTAAATGTATTGTATATAAACCAAAATATGTTATTAATAATTATAAACAAGATGCTTGTATGGTATCCTCTAATTATATTTCTAAAAAAAAACAGAATGCTTTAAATGATAATCTATATAATCCAAATAAAAAATTAGAAAAATGTAATGTGTGTGTTACAACACATACACATCATTAATAGGTAAATTATTTCTTTTACACCATTTAACACATTTTGATAAATGAGATTTTTTTAATTGTTCTTGTTTATCATTTTTATCATCCATAGTATAATTAATAATATTTAATATATTCTCTATTTGAGTTTGACCAAATATAGAATTAATTTCTTTAATTTTATCTAAAAAATGATTACATATAGACAAATTTAAAATAGACGATATATTATTTGATTTAATTTTATGAAAATGTTCAAATATATTAACATAAATATCATTAATATTAGTAACCATTTTGAAATTAGTACATACTATATATTTTTCTGAATTGGCTGGTCTACTAGGTAATGGTTTAGTAATATGTACTGTATCATACAAATAAGATAATAAATATAGTAATTCAATAGAACATGATGTAAATGTATCAAATACTTTTAATACAAAACTTCCGCCTTTTTTTTGTAAAATAATAGCAAAACAAATTTCAGCAAAAATAAGATTTAGAGAAGATTCTTCTTGTTTATTAAAATCTATACTAAAATCAAATCCTCCATCTGCAGTTATAAAATCTTTTGTATGTTTAAAATTGTTATAAATATACATTAAATTCTCGATATTGTATAAATTACCAGTTCCATCGGCTCCTTTTTCAATAATTATATTTGAATTTTTATTTAAATAATAATTAGATTTATCCCATTTAGGAACATCTTTATCTCCTACCATTAATGTCATCCCATAATATTTATCATTGGTATTTTGTCTTACATATTGTAATGCTTCAATAAAACCACCAGGACCTTCTGCCAAATGAAATGATTCTATATTTTTATCAAATGAAAAATTAAAATTATTTAATATTTCTATCATTTTAAAAAAAGCGCGAGATATAGGTTTATAATTACATACAGGAACTGTATTTGAATCATAACTCATATTAATAAATTCATATGGATTAGAATATTTTTTATTTTTTTCCCAAGCAAAAATAATTGGTTCTATTTCTAATTTAATATTATGTATATAATTTCTTAATGTTTCATTAATATAATTCATAGATGAATCAAAATTAATAGCTAAACATGAAATATTAATTACAGTATCATTTATAGTATAGCTATTCATTATCATAATATTTTTAATACATTTATACTATTTTTTCAATATAATAAATAAACCTGTTTTTTCTGGTTTACCAACTGTATAAACTTCTTCTTCACCTTGAATATTTTTGTTATAAATTTTTAATGTATCGCTTGGAGTCATATTATTTACCTTTTTAAATATAAAATAATTATTTAGAAATGAAATCATTTGTTCTTGTTCAGTCATTTTAATACCACTAGTAGCATAAAATCGTTCAAATGTATCTATAGCAGGTATATCTTTATTAGGAGATTCAGGTATAAACCCATATTGTCCCATTATATCTTTTAAATACTCAAAATGAACAATATATTCATCTAATACTTTATTAATAGATTCTTGATAAACACCAATAGTATAACCAAGAGAGTCTTTTTTAGGAAATGTTTCTTTATCATATTTTTTTATAACAGCCCATACTTTCTTTTCATCGATATAAAGTTCGCTTGATTTATTTATTTCAACCGAATCTAATAATTTAAATATTTTTTCTCCATCATAACAAGTACCAATAAAATACCCACCTGGTTTAATCATATCACTACAGTTTTTAGCAAATCCATTAATACTAGTTTTATCTTTAAACATATAATGTACCGCAAATTGTATAGACCCTATATCAAATAAATCACCTGCTATATTATACAATTTTTCAATATATTTACCAAATCTTTCTTGTTTAGTTGTTTTTCCCATAACTTGTTCTATTACATATTTACTAATGTTTTCTTCTTGTTTATCATCATTTGTGGCAAAATCACCATTGTCTATTAATTTAGAACTATCTCCATAAATAAACAAACCATTTATAGTTTTTTTCCAATCTTTTTTTAAAGTTATAAATCTAGCACATACTCCATCTTTAGGATTATGTATATTATCTTTAGAAATATCAATACCTAATACAAATTTTAATTTATTAGAATTCCATTTATTAATATCACCACCTTTGCCTACAGCAAAATCAATTAATGTATCTCCTGTTTTAGATACAACATCTATTAACATTGATTTAATATATCTATTATGGAAAGTTTTTAAATTTTGCGTTTTATAATCACTCATATCATTTGTATTATAATATACATCTGCGTCTTCGCAATCTTCTATAGTAACTTCTTTATCAGAAGTTATTAAATCTTTTGTCACAGGATTATGTATTGTACGCCAATTACTATTGGCAACATGATACGCATTACCAAATGATTTACCTTGTTTATAATCTTCTGTTTTATCATAACGAATTCTCATGGGAATCCAAGATAATCTGCGATCTTTATTATGTTCATAGCGAAATTCAATAACAGTCCCACTTTCAATAACTTCATCTTGTTCTGTAAACATTTTATTTTCACCATTATCCAGTTTAAGAGGAACATAACATACATGTGCTAAAGGATCAACTGGATTCGTTGGAGTAAATAATACTGCGGAGTATGCTGATTCTGTAGGAACTTTTAACATTTCTTCAAATAAAATCTTTTGAGGATTTAAATAACCACTCTTTTTTTCATTATATCCTACAAATAAATTTAATATTTTATAAGATTGTTCTGTTTCTAAATATTCAATATCATCTTGTTTACCAATTTGTTTTATTTTAACTAAGAAATCGATTGTGTTGAATTCTGGAGGTTTCCATTTTAAACTGTGTTTCCAAGTATATTTATAATTTTTAACTACATCATCATGTGTTTCCATACCAACTCCAAAAGAATTAGATGTAAATATAATTCCATCAGTTTCATAAGGATATAAATGAGAGTCTATTCTTCTAAATAATTCAGTACAACATTGCTGTATTGTTTTAGCTTTAGTCGAAGGATAAAATTCTTTTACTGTAAAATTTAAACGTTCTATGGGTGAACTAAAACTAAAATTTATTTCGCCTGGTATTGTAAATAATGTATTATATCTATATGCTGGACTAGAACCTATAAATGAATTTTTTCGTACATCTTTATTACCTATAAAGTATAAATCAAACGCAGCATATAAATTAATATAAGTTTTATGTTTATCATACAATATATGTTCTCCGTCAATTATAGTGCCATATAATTCTTTATTTAAAGAATTTGAACCTGTATATTGAATATTCATATTCATAGTTATAAAATATATCTTACCATTAGACGTTATAAAATATAATTTTCGTTCTCCATCTGCTTTATCAGTTACACAAAAATCATGAAGTACACATGGGTTTGTATTTGCTGTATCATCTACAAGATTTATTTTTTGTAATGTATAAGAAGATGGACCAATAAATATACTTGCGTCTGGTTTTATAATATAATCTTTAAAGTCTATAGTTTTTATCTTTAATAGTTTACAATATTCTTTATGTACATTATATTGTTCAGTAATAGATATTGGGAAATTAGTTGATTGTAATCCAGATAATACATATTTAATCGTTTCTTTAAGGTACCCAAAATACATTCTTGTATTTTTATTTACGAACGAATTATCTGTAATTTCAATTTCAATTTCATAAGATGACTGACTTTCAAATAATTTACTTACTGAAAAATTACGTTCTTTTATTAATTGACCATCTTTTTTTGCCGATTTAACTACACTTAAATCAATACAATATCCTTTTTTATCAGGATGTTCTAATTTAATGCGTGTCATATATCTATATGCTTTAGGTGCGTCATTTATTTTTTGTAATAATTCTATAATTTCCTCATCTTTATCATTATATTTATATTCTTTTTGTATGGATATTCTAAAATTAAAATCTTCATTATCAAACTTTTTTTGTGTCAATTTTTCTTTTGTAATGTATTCAGTTTTTTCTGGTATTATACCAGTTTCACAATATGCTTTAATATTACTTAAATCAGATATTTCACATCTAATACGGTCATCTGTTAAAATTTTTAAATGATACATTTCTGATATTTTTATAAATCCATGAGCAATTAATTTATTATATACTCTTTCAAATTCGATTTGTGTTATAGGTTTGTTTAAACCAAATCGAATTTCAAATTCTACATTTGACCTTTTGCTTCTAATATCGTATTTAGTTATAGGGTCTTTAGATTTAGATTCTTTTTGAGTCATTACATCATTAAATACTCTTAATGCACTTTCTAGATTCATTTGTTGTATATTATTATATAGTATTTAATTAATCAATTTTAAATATATTTAATTTTACTAAATAATTATGAATTGAATCGTATAAATTTTGTTTTTTTATTTTTTCATAAGGTAATTGTATTTTGGACGCAATAATCATTAAATCATTTAATTTATAATAAGTTGATGAATATAATGGTTTTTCTAAATTAGTGATCTCATATAAATTATCAAACATGTTTTTATTGAACAATAAAAACATATTATTATTCATTACCATTATATTTTCATCAGGAAAATTACACATATTTACATATACATTATCTTTAATGTAATACAAATTAATTTTGTAATGAATACACATTGCGTTTAAAACAATCAAATTTATATGTGTTTCAAACATTAAATTATTTATAATATATTCTTTAATTTTAGGTTTTATTTTCATTTTATCAATAGAAGTTGCTAAATTCATTTTTTCTTGTTGTTCATTATAATTATTAATAGTAATATTAGTTTCATCTAAATTATTTATTTTATGAAAAAAAATATGAAATAATTCATCTTTTTTTATAATTTTTTTTATTTTTTTGTGTTTTTTTATATTCATTAAATTAAAACTATTTTTAATAAAAAATGGTTTGTATTCTCTAATTTGTATCATTATTCATCTTTACATTTATTATTTATATTATTTTTCATTTTATCTTTAGTTTGTTCAACTACGTTAATTTCGCCTTCTTTTTTCAATACATAATCCATATAGATTTTTATTTGATTTAATGTATTTACAGATAAGTCCTCCATATGTATAAATGTCCCATTATTATTTTCACTGAGAGATGTATTATCATTTAATTTAATAATTTCAAGTATTTTAATATTCTCTTCTTTAGAAAAAGTTTCAATTATTTTACACATATTTTCTAAATCTTTAGAAGTATATGCCATTTAATTAATATTTATTATTAATATTTATATTATTTCTCCAATTACACTAATATATTCATCATTTAATTCAAACCGATTACCTATAACTTTTACTTTGATCATTTGCCCTTCTTCGTAGTCTTCAAAATGTTTATTAGTATTATGTTCTCTACTAATAAATAATACAATTGGATTATTCATTTCATTAATAATTCCACGAATTCCTATTTTAGTAATATTTTTTATTTTACACATAACTTCCATGTTTTCATATGGAAAACACACATCTACAGAATATATCACATCATAAATAACCATATCGGCACGAAGAAGACCTGTTGAAGAACTTACAACATTTGTACTATTAGGTCTAATAAACCCTTCTTTTCTACATTTACCTTCAATCATTCTTTCAGAATATTTTTTAAAATAATTATTCATATTATTACCTATTCTAACAAATGGAACTTCTATTTTTTCATAAATAAGTGAATTTATATATAAATGGTCTGTTGGTAATACAACTTCTTTATATAATGTTACAGGTGCGATCACAACATGATCTTTTGCCATTTCAATAATTTTTAGTTTACTGAATACAATTTTGTCTTTTACTTTAATTTCTATTATTTTAAACTCTTCATTTTCTGCATGTTCAATACGTTCAAGTTCATATTTTCTTTCTAATTCAGATTTTGGAAATTGTTCAAGCTCATTTCGTTTTAATTCATATTTGTCTTGTATTTTTTGTTTCTCTGTTTGACCCCATTCTTCAATTGTTTCTTTTTCTTTTTCAAATTTATCTTTATAATTTTCATTGATTCTATCATATGCTTCTTCTATATCTCTTAATCTATCTTCTACATTATAATCACCTCTGCGCATTTTTTGAAATATTGGATTCTTAACTTTCATTGAATATGCTGTATCTACATTTCGAGTTGGGTCCTCATAAGTCCATTTTGTACTACCTTTATGTATATCTGTTCCTTTAGATGTAACACTTTCACTAGGAATACTTAAATAAGGTGTAGTTTGTTTAAATTGTTCATCATATAATATATTTTTACGTACATTCCAAATTTTCTGTTTATATTCCTCTAATAATGTTTTAACATCAAAATTTGGGTTATAACCTTTATTTGCTTTTGAATATATAGGTCTAAGAATGCTTGAAAATTCATCAATTAATTTACTAATAATGCTATCCGCTTCTCTTTTTTGTTGTGAAGTAAAATGTATATATGCTTCAGCATATGAATCTGATTCATTCGCAAGATGAATTTCTCCCATAATTTCAGTTAATTCTCGAGGTAGAGGAGGTTCACCTTCAGGCGTGTGCGGTGAGTATACTTTGCCTGAAGGACTATTAGGAAAAGGTTGAGGTGGTTTTCCATTAAATGTTACAGGTTGAAATGGAGGAGACACTGGACGAGTCCATTCTGATTCTACCTGTTTAGTATATAATTGTAATGGAGTCAATGGTTTTAGAGGAACTGGGGTTGAGGTTGTAACTAATGATGGGCTAGGTCGTGATATTATATCAGGATAACCAAATTCGGGTGTATGTCGTCCACTATTTGCTGAATTATTTGAACCTTTACTTGAGATGGATGATTCTATATTAGGGTCAAACATAGATGGGTTTCGACCAGAAGATAAAGCATTATTAGATGCGATAGAACCACTATTTATACTATTATTTTTAAGTGATTTATTTTGATTTGCCATTTCTTATTATACATAAATATAAGTTAATTTTATCTCAATTTTTATTTAAATAATAAAACTCTACTTTATTCAAAAAATATCGCATTCCTTTTTTATTTATGGCATCATAATGTCTCAATAATAATTCTTCTAAAACACATAATTCATTCTTTTTTTTAGAAGCAGTATTTTTTTTATTAAATTTATCAGGTTGTCCTATAGTTGAGTTTATAATTTCACATATTTCAGGTTTAGATTTATTTTCAACAATTGCTCCTGTAAATTTAGATTCTTTTATATCTTTAATTTTAAATTCAAACGAGTTTGAGCTTTTATTTATACCCATAAAACCAAGAATATTAAAAAATGTATTTGGAGGTTTTTTATATTTTCTTCTAAAATCTCCTTCAACTTCTTCTATTTCGCTATAGGTAGATGGTGTCCATTTTGTGTTCTCGCCCATAGAATAAAGAACTTCTTTATCCGTTTTTTTCGTAACATCAATTAATAAAATTATAAGAGTACCATTTTTTCTTATAATGAATTGTTCATAATAATCTTTAATTAATTCATCTAAATCACCATCTTTACCATATACAGTATTCAATAATGATAATTCATCTTGAAAATTAAGTTGTTCGCAAATATGTGCTATTAAGAACATATTAATTGTTTCTTCATTCACACCAATTTGTTTTAAATACTTAGAACCAGAATTAAAAAAATTATACCAATCATCTTCGTTCTTTAAATCATCATGTTCTTCAAGTGCGCGATCATATTTATCTCTTATTATTTTCATAATTTCATTATCATCATTGCTTTCCATAGGTTCTTTTTCTTCTGGTTCTATATCTATCCTAAATTCTTTAGGTTTCACTTTTATTGGCATTATACGTTCTATCATAGGAATTTGTGTATCATTAATTTCAATAGGTTGAAATATATATAAATCAAGTACATTAATTATATTTCCGCGTTTACCATATTTATCCACTAATGTTTGAGTTTCTAAATCTTTTAATGATCTCTCTATCTCTTCATTATGAACCCCATTCATTTTAAGTAATTTGAATAGCTCACCTTTTTTATATACATGTTTATAAGTAAATAATTTTTTAACTTTATCCATTACTTTATTACTTTTTGTATAAGAATATTGATATGTAGAAATGTCTTCACCAACTAACTCTCTATTATGACATTCATATTCACACACATCGCTATAATCACATAATGATGTGAAGGGTTTATCTTTAATTTTATAATTGATAATTACAGGTTCATCATTTAACATTACACTTAACTTTATTTTGAGTTTATCTTTTAATTTAGCAAAATTTTGTTGTTCTTTATTTAAAATACAATCTACTGATATTGATTTTAATACTCTTGACACTTTTCCTATTTTAATTGATTTTTTTTCAGATAATCTATATAAATACATGTCAATTGTTTCTATATTTGCGGTAACTCTACTACAATGTAAAAATACTTGAACATTTCTCTCTTCTATAGGAAGATCTTTATGACTACAATTACGTCTTGCTCTACCGATAATTTGTTCTATACGATTCATATTATACCATGGTTCCATTATATGTACCTGTCTTATATTATTCAAATCAATCCCTTCACTTCCTGCTTGAGAAATAATAACTACTTTAACTCTTTCACCATTCACATTATTATGAGTTAAAGCATCAATTTCTTCATTATTATTTGGACTTAATGGTTTTTCACCACAAATAATAGAATAACACGCTTGTTTAAATTCATCACTTTTACCACTTCGTTTTAAATCATATACGTTCAATGGTTTATTTCTAGATTTTTTAAATAATGATTTACTTTTACTTCCAAAGCGAGAGAAACCCAATTCTTCTAATGCAAGAGCAATAGGAATAATACCACCATTAATATATGCGCTGTATATCAATACAATACCGGTTGAATTTAATATATGATCCAACATATTTTTGATTTTATGACTATATTCACCAATTTTATCATAAGCAAACATTCCATCTAACCGGGAATATTCAAAATTATTTTTACTTGGGGGGTTTTGTCTCTCTGAATAAGTCATTACATTTTCTAAACCTTTATTACCAGTTAAAAAAGTTCCTTTATCTGTTGGATATACAATACTTAAAGCATTTATAGGAGATTGAATTATACTATATTTAAATGAATCCATATCTTCAAATACATCTTCATCGATTTTTTCTGTTATTTTTCTAAGGAAATAATCATAACCTTCTTCTTGAGTAGGAGATAATTGAGATATGTATAAATCTAAATACTTTACTTTATCCTCTTCTAAAATCTGTTTTTTATTAAATTGTCTGCTAGGATATCCCCCTAATATTTTTAATGAATTTGGGTCATTATACATTGAAGGATTTATTAAATAAGGAAATGTATAAGGGTTCTCTCCTCTAACATAAGATATATAACCATTTGCTTTCATTATAAATAAATTTTTTCCTGTTTCTTCACCATCTTCATCTACAATAAATTCATTATCTTTATTGAAAATTTCTTTTACACTTACAATGGACCGATTATCATTCATATTCAATATATTTAATATATAAAGTATCTCTTTTGGGTCATTATACATGGGCGTTCCAGTTAAAAACACTAGTTTTGAATATTTTACATATTGTACAAGTGTATATAAAGCATTAGCTACTTTTTTATCATCTTTATTATCAGAATTTAATCGTATATTATGTATTTCATCAATTACTATTAAACATCCTTCAAACATAGCACTTAATTTTTTTTCTGTTAAACGTTTATTAATTACTTCATTTACAACAACACAATTTTCTATTTTATTCGCAAATTCAATATATCCAGTAAAATGATAATATTTTTTAATTAATTTATTAATTTTATAAATCAAATCTTCTTTAGATAATGAGTGTATTTGATAAATATTTAATTCATCTATTAAAGAATTGCCTAAACAACCATTCATTATCCATGCATTATTAATTTTTTGTAATTTAGAAGGATCAAATAATTGTAATTTAAAATTTTCTTGTACATTGGGAGAAGCAATAATAATAATTTTTTTAAAATTATGAATATATTTAGAATATTCTCTTATTGTTTCAGTAATACCAATTGCTGAACATGTTTTACCACTTCCTAATCCATGATATAACAATATTCCATTATACGGAGTTTGATAGGATATAAATCTTTTTATAAATTCTTGGTGAGGTGCTAATTCAAACTCTTGATTTTTTAAACAAGACTCTTTCAGTTTAATTTTTACATCTTTTATTGTTCCATCATATTTATAATCAAACTCCTTTTTTAAAGCAATCTTACTTTGAAATAAAGGATCATCTAAATGTGGATATTGGCTATCATAATCAGGGGTTTCTTCAAAAAACTTTCGATTTCTAAATTCTTTCAATCGTAATTGTTTCACCTCTTCCATCTTATTAATTAAAATATTTTATATTTTTGTAACAACTCATTAATTGATTTTATTATACTTAACTTTTCTATATTATAAAAACGAATTTTTTCTAAACATTCCTCATATGAACACCATTTCATATTACCAACTTCACTTTTTTGAAAATTAGTTTCATTTATAGAATTTTTACAACTAATATTACATAAAAAATACTTATGTTTATATGATTTTAAATTAGATCCAGTAAATATTTCTTCAAATGGATTTAAATTTTTAATAATAGTTAATGATGCTTTTTGAATACCTGTTTCTTCTTCAAATTCTCTCAACGCACAATCTAAATCCTTTTCTTTATAATTGCGCCTTCCTTTAGGAAATCCCCATTCAGGTTCATTCCAATTCATGTTATTATTGAACAAATGAGATTTATTTTTTTTAATAAAATTAAATTTTTCTTCATTTTTAAAATCATAATGATCATTTACTTTATTCCATAACTCATCCCATAATTCTTTATAAGATTTATTTAAAATATCATATTTTTCTTTATCAGTCATTTCATATATTATATTTTTAAGTTGATGATTATTATTTTCATTGTATTTTCCTCTTAAAAAATCAACATACCCCAGACTATCTTTACGTTGTATCAGTAAATATTCTATTTTATCACTTATTCTATAACATACAACACCAAAACTAGTTATTGGTTTTTTACAATTATAAAAAATATGACCATAACATCCGCAATTATTACATAAATGTTTTGACTGGTCCATTATTTTTATTCATGTAATATATTTAAATGATAATACAATCTCTAGATATTTGCTTTCATTATATTTGTTTTGCTTGTTATTTTTATACACCAAATAAAGCCAACAAAAAAAAAATAAAACAATTATTTGATTCAATATCTTATTTTGTTCCTGCACAATATCAAAACTCATTATTTAAGATTATTCAAAAAAATCCAATCGAATCTTTTTATGATAAAAAAGAGTCTATTATGGATTATGGATATATTATATATAAAGAATTTCATATTTTGTATAATTTAGAATATTTATCATATAATGAATATTTAGACAAATTTTATTTAATACTTTATAAAGATAATAGAGTTTATAAAAAATGGATAAAGCATGTTATATTTATTTGTATTATTATTATATTTATTTATTATCTGTATAGTAATAAATGAGTACAGCGTTTATTATTTTATTAATAACCGCATTTTTTATGTATAATACTTATTATGATAATTTTATAATAAAATCATTTAGTCAATATAAAAAATATTATAAAATGTCATTTATATTTGTTTTGGGACTTGGGTTTTATTTAATGATAAAAAAAAATCCATTACACGGAGTAAATACTGTAAATGCATTAAATCAATATGTAAACTGTATGCCAATCGATAAAAGCGCAAAAATGTTATTAACTCCTTTATTAGGAAAATATCAAGGACACGGATCACAACAACAAGGGTCATATCAGCAAGTATCGCAACAAGTACAACGAATGAATCAACCTAGTAAAACCCATAAAAGAAGTGTAAGTGAAACAAAAAAAAAGTTTGTTGCTTCAAATCAACAATGGAAATGTGGAGATTGTAAACAACCATTAACTGCTTGGTTCGAAGTAGATCATATAAAAAGATTGGATCAAGGAGGCTCTAATGATATTAATAATTTAATTGCTTTATGTAGAAATTGTCATGGTAAAAAAACATCATTAGAGAATATTTAAATATAAATAAATAATAAATGAGTTCTATTATTCAAATAATATCTAACTTATTCAAAGATTTAAATACAAAAGATACAAAAGATTCATTTATTACTTTTTTTATAAATATTAAAAGTTATTTTAAACAAAATGAAGTATTTACAAATTTATTCTTTATTATTCTATTAATTTTTATGATTATTATTGGATATATAATTTTTTTTTTAAATCCTTACAACCTTTTAAATTATATTAGATATCCTGTAATTATTTTATACATGCTTATAACTGGTTTTATACTATTTTTTATACTTTTAAAAACAAAATCAGATTATGCTAAAACATATAATTTAAAATTAGAATTGTTTTTATACTCAATTAATTTTGGAAAAATAATAATGTTTATAGTAGGAATCTTTTTAGCATTTTATGTAGTGTATAATTTATTTATTTCATTAATGACTAAATCAATAAAATTTTCTTTTTTATTTACATTATTAATAGTAATATTATTATTATCCATCATTAATTCTTATACAGATATGTATAATACCGAAATAACTAATAATCCAATTTTGAATTTTATTAAAGATTTAGTATTTTACATACCTTGTTTAATTACTGATTTTATTGATTTTATGATTGAAGATTATAAACAAACCCCATCAACTGTTATAATATTACTTATAATGTTAATTATAATTTGTATAATTTATTTTGTATACAATAATACTAGTATTCCAAATAATACAATAATTTTAATTAGTAAACCAGTATATTTAAATACAAATGTCCTTAATTTACCACAAGATGAATTAATTGAAAAAATTATTGAAAAAAAACCATTTTATGAAAGACAATTAATAAAAATACAAGAAAAAAGAAGTAATGAATCTAGTTTTGATGCTAGTTTAAATGATTTAAAAGACTCAAATAATGATTTTATCAAAGTTATAAAACAAATACCAATTTATGCTGATAAATATACACGAAAATATTATCATGGATTATCCAATGGTCAAATTGAAGGTTTTCAAAATATTATAACACAAGAAACTGTACCAGTACATTTAACATTAACTGATTATGATCAATATATATTAAAACAAGCATTATGGAAAAATCCAGATATAATAAAAAATAATAGTGATACGACTACAGATAATAAAGATTTAGGTAAAATAATTAATGACATAATAAATAAACAAACAACCTTAATGGGTTATTATGAATGGATTCTATTAAAATTACAATTGTTAAATTCAAGTAATATATCAAAATATATTTTAGGAGATATGAAAATAGCATCATACCATTATGGGCTGTCTTATTGGATATATTTAAATAAACAAAGTTCTGTATCTAATAAACAAAAACAACCTAAATTAATTGGTAGAGATTTAATAGTTAAATATGGAAATAGACCATCTATGTATTATGATCATGAGACCAAAGAATTAATAGTAGAATATATAACAAATAATAATACACCTACTATTTTATATAAATCAACTAATATTCTTTATCAAAGATGGAATCATATTGTAATGAATTATGATTATGGTATTTTTGATTTATTTATAAATGGAAATTTAGTATACTCTAATCCTGATATTGTTGATTTTGTTACTCATTATGAAGTTTTAGAAGCGGGTAGTATCACTAATACTAATATTGGAGGAATATCTTATATGTATTATTATGAAGAACCTATTGATTTAGAACAAATAAAAAAAATTTACACAGCCCAACCTTCATTTTAATATTACAATAATTATAATGGATGTATTATCTTTTACAACAATTATTTTATTATTATTTATAATTTATGGGTCTTATTTAATTTTTACAAATCAACTTGAGGGTAAACCAAAAATAATATTAATTATTGCTTTAATCATATGTGTTATTTACATTTTTATAAATTTATTTATTATTAAATCAACGCCATCTACTGTAGATGCTTCTACAATAACATATGTACCAACACTCGATACATCTATACAACTAATTGGAAAAACCGCATCATTAATTGATACTACATCTCCCATATTTTCATTATCTATGTGGATATATATAACTGATTGGAATCCAGGTGTAACAAAAACAGTATTTAGTATGACAAATACTATTAGTGAGTATAGTCCAAAAATAATATTAGGCCCACAAAAAAATGAATTAATTATAACATATTATACAAAACCCACAACGAGTGATAATTCAAATTGGAATAAACAATACAATATCGAAACCGCATTAAAAAGATATCAAGACGCAAAAAAAGCATATATTTTAGCAAGCAATGAGGAAAATACTACAAATAATGTAGGACAAAGTTCATCATTATCTGCCATAACCGCTAAAGCTTTAACTGAATTAATTGAATCAAGAACAGCATATGATGGTGGTTCTACGGGACTATACGCAAATGGTACTGATCTTGAATTAAATAAATATCAAACATTATATTCTCCAAGTTCATTAATTAATGGGCGCTTTTCTTCAGCTTATATAGGTGAATTGGGTTCTAATAATAATAGTAACTATTCACCAATATCATTAAATATATCAGGAATTAGTAACGAAACAAAGTTATACAGTGATATTAATGAAGCTAATGTAAGATTTCCTAATAATTATCAATTTCTTACTGTTAATACTTTATATAATTATAATGATTATGTTAATATTGCTGCTGGAGTTATTTATAATAATGACAATAGTGAAATTAATTACATAAAGAATATAATAAATAATTATCCAAAATATAAGAATAGTGCTTTATATAATTATGTAAATCGTGATATACCACATCCTCAAGTAACAAATAACGCAGGCAGTCTAGTAGAAGACTATAGTTTAGAAACAATTACAATTCCACAAATAAGAATACAAAAGTGGATACATATTGTAATTAGTTTTGGAGTGAATTCAGTAGATACTTATTTAGATGGTAAATTAGTAGATTCTCATATTAGTACAGGTAGTATTCAACATGTTACTACAATTGCGAATGATACTACATTAAATTGGGGAGGATTTACAGGTAATATTTCAGCTTATGAATATAACCCAACATTTTTATCACCTCAAGAAGTTATGAAAAAATTTGAAAAAGGGGTTTAAAAATAGTATAATGTTAATTATAAAACAAAAAATAATATATTTAGAAAAAATAAATAATAAATAATTATCAATTTAATATTATATAATTATAATGGACATATTATCTTTTACAACAATTATATTAATGCTATTTATAATTATTGGGTCTTATTTAATTTTTACAAGTCAAATTGAAGGTAATTCTAAAATTATAATAACTGTGGCTGTATTTATATGTTTTGTTTATATTTTTATGAATTTAAATATGTTTAAATCATATACGGAAACAAAATCATCTCCTATAGATGCGTCTATAACACAAACAAAAGAAAAAGTAGATACTACTTCAACATCATTCTCATTGACTACATGGATTTATATAACTGATTGGAATCCAGGTGTAACAAAAACAATATTTAGTATGACAAACCCGGTTGTTAGTACATATAGTCCAAAAATGATATTAGGACCTTATACAAATGATTTAGTCATCACATATTATACATCACCATCAACAATTGATAATGCGAATTGGCTTGGTTTAAAAACAGCATTAACCGCATACGAAACAGCAAGAGACGAATGGGTAACCGCAAGTAATAATGAGAGAGATGACGCAGGTAACTTTTATTCAGCAACTGATATGAATGGCAAAGGTATTACCGCAACAGCTGGTAGAACTACTGCATATGTTGATTTAAGTAATAAAACTTTAGCAGCTGCCTCAAATGTAGCATCAAAAAGATTAGCATATGATGGAGGTTCTGGTACTGACACAGTATTAACCCCAAGTAATAAATCGGGTACTTCTAGAGTTAGCGCAACATATACTGAAAATAATTTAGGTAAAAATACAACAACAAGTTATAGTAGTAGCAGTAATGCCCTTAAAAATTATATAACTAAAAATGGAAATTCTCAAGTAGCATTGTCAGGAGATGAGCAAAATTATACTTTAGAAACAATCACTATTCCTGATATAAGTATACAAAAATGGGTAAATATTATAGTTAGTTTTGGAGATAATACAGTAGACACTTATATTAATGGTAAATTAGTAGATTCTCATGTAAGTACGGGTAGTGTTCAAAATGTGACTACAACCGCAAATGATACTACATTAACTTGGGGTACATTCACAGGCTATTTGTCATCATCTAGATATTATCCTCGTTTTTTAACACCCCAAGAAGCATGGAGTATATATAAATCAGGATTTAGTGATAATATGTTGGGTAACTTCCTCAATCAATATAACGCTAAATTTACATTTTCTCAAAATCAAGTCGAAAAAGCGAGTTTTAATATATTATAATTTAAAATATATATTTATATTATGTCATTAAATTCATCAAAAAATACATTAACAAAATCAATAAGTAATATGGCTACAAAAGTTACAAATAAAACAAAAAATATTGGCGCAAAAATTCAAGATGGTTTAGAAACCGTTAAAAATGTTTCCAAAGAAAAAATAGAAGGTATAGGTAAAAAAGTAAATGAAGTTATTACAACAGGAGAGAATAAAGCACAACCTCAAGAACAAATTACAAAATTTGGAAAAATGTCATTGGATTTTTTAAATGCCAATACAGCAATAAGTAAATTTGTTTCATTCATTTTATTTTTATTATTATTTGTAATATTATTTCAACTAGGAGCAGGACTATTAGAACGATTTATGGGACCAAAATATAATCCTTATATCATTAATGGTATGATCGCAAGTGATAAAACAACTGTAATATCATCTAACCCGAATATAGCAAATTCTGTTCCAATATATAGGTCAATTGACCAAAATCAAGGATTAGAATTTACTTGGAATGTATGGTTTTTTATAAATAGTGAAATTACAAATAATTTAATTTTAAATAAAGAAATGCCTGATAATTTAAATTTAAACAAAACATATGGTTATAGAATATTTTCAAAAGGTCCATCTGGAGATACTAGATTATCTACAACTACAGATGTGAATGATTCTTTAAATATTTGTCCAGGAGCATATTTAAAAAAGGTTGGTAATGATATTCAATTAAATATAATATTTAATACTTTTATTGATCAAATAAATAACCCAACAAGTTATGTTGAAACTATAACAATAGATAATATTCCTGTTCAAAAATGGGTTTGCTGTACAATACGTGTTCAGAATCAAGCAGTTGATATTTACATGAATGGAATGTTAAAAAATAGAAAAAATTTATTAAATTTACCAAAACAGAATTATTATGATACATATATAGGTGATTTAAATGGATTTAAAGGATATATAGCATCATTGAGATATTATGCTTATGCTATTAATTATGATGAAGTACAAAAATTATTTGCTTCGGGACCATCACTCAAGATGATTTCGGACAGTTCTTTCCCAGCAAGTTCTGATTACTTGTCTATAAAGTGGTTTTTTACTTAAAGAATGATGTTATTGATTTAGTATTTGTTTTTTTATTTTGTTCTATTCTAAGATAATGTTCAAATAAAATCTTTTCTGATTCTTTTTCTTTTAAAGTTTGTTCTTTTTTATAATATTTATCATCTGTTAATGATGATTTATATGTTTTTAATTCTTGAATAAAACTATTTTTTCTTCTTTTAAATTCTTTCATATCATATAAAACCAATGAGAATATTTGTAATACAGGATTCATGATTTGATTGGTAATATAATATCCATAATCAATTTTTAATTTTTGTTCAATAATATATTTAGGTGATTCTATTTTTTCGCCTTGTAATTTTTTACCATTTGTTTGTATATAAACATATGGTATTCTATCACCTGGTACAGGTTTATTTCCTGGATCTCTTGTTCCAATTCTTTCAGCCAATACATTATGAGCAATTTGATTTGGTTTTTTATAAAAGGAACGAAGTGATTTAGTTATAATTAATTTTTCAATAGGTATTTGTTGTTCAACTAATTTTTCAAGCATCATCTTAAGAAATTGTATTGCTTTTTCAATATCTTTATCTTTCATAAGAATATCTATAATTCCTCCATAAATATCTTTTACTATGGGTGCGTTATCCCTCCTATTTAATACAATACCCATTGATTTCCTCTTACCTACATTAGGGTCATCTTCATATAACATTCCAACATATCTTTTTTTAGATAATAAACAAAAGGGCATATATGTTTTTTCATATTCTAAATCATGAGGTTCTTTCAAAAACATGGTTGCTATTTTTCCAGCTTCTTTAGCTAAATTAATAGTAACTTCCAACGCTTTTTGTGATACAACTTTTTCTCCATTTTGTGTTAAATTAAATGTAAAGAATACTGAATCTGTATCTCCATAAATATATTCCGCATTCGTACGCATTATACCATAAGGAGTATCTACATCTAAATTATTATATACATTTTCAATTACTTCTTTTGCGTACTGTATCATAATACGTCCAGTTGCGGTAATTGCCGCGGCAACATCAATATCATAAAATGAACTTGTTTTAGAACCGGCTTGGCCGTATAAACTATTGGCCGTTACTTTAATACTTAATTGTCTTTTATCAAGAATATTTTTTTTAAATGGGTCTGTTTCTTTTCCCATTTGTTTTCTTGTAGATGTACGAGCAGCAAGTAATTCTTGAAGAATAGATGGAAGAATTGCTTTTTGATTATCTGGGTATTGCGCCCAAGTAGTTATTTTATATCCATCCATTATTTTATTATTACCTTCAGTATGAAATGTTTCGAATTTTTTTTCAACATAAGTGTATCCTTCTAAATTTCCGTATTTAAAAGTCCCATCTTTATTACGATGTCCCGTAATTTTTTCTACGCCGTTTTGTATTTTAATTGTTCCATTTATATTATATTCGATTGTTCCAACTTTACTATCCATTGATAAATTCTCACTAATACTTATAGTTGGATATAATGACTTATAATCAACACACGCAACAGGCATATCCAAATATAAATTGCATTTAGGTTCTAATACAATTGCTCCTTCAAAGGCTTCAAACTCGTCTCCTTTTGAAATAAGAGGCATTAATACATCCTTTTCTCTACATTTTTTAGCCATATAACTAGTTAATTTTATGCCTTGCCCTCTAGTTACAAGAAAGGATATAGGAACACTACATAATTTACTCATTTCAATAAATGTTGTCATAACATCTATTTTTTGAAATAATTGATGAACTAGTGTACAATCCTGAATACAATATTTTGCGATAATACCTTTTTCATTTGGTCCTTGAAGTGACATTTCAAAAATTTCTTTGGGACTAATATCATCTTTGGCTAATCCCCAATTTATTTTTTCATCACATTTAATATTTCCTTGAATAATAAATCCTTCATCATGCACACCAATTACTTTAAATTTTTCACCATCATTATATATTTCAGTTGAATGATTTAAAACTTCAAAATGAACAAAATTATCTATTTCAATTCCTTTTACATTTTTTGTATAAATCATACATGTATCATTCACATTCACATATTTTTTTACAGAATCATTTAATATAGTAGATGCTACATAATCTAATTTATAAGAAGGTAAAAGATAATCTTTACGCATATATGTGTATAAATCAATTTGTAAGCGTCCTTCCATTGATATCCATAATAAATCATAAGGGCCTGATGCCAGAACTATACTTTGAGTTTGTAATTCTGTGGGTACTAATTGAGTTCTACCTAATTTCATAAATTCTTCTACACAATCATTTTCTTTTGCTCTTTCAAACATAAATTTGTAATCAAACCCAAAAATATTGTAACCAATAATTATATCAGGGTCTTCTTTTTGTATTAATTGTGTCCAAGCACATAAAATATCTTTTTCTGTATCATAACATTCGATTATCTGACCTTCTTTAACAGTTGCCGTATTTGCTATACATATACAATGTTGTAAATAAGGGTCTTCTTTACCATAATTTATAAACGAACTTCCTATAAATGTCACTTCATCACCTTTTAATTCAGGAAAATGAATATCTAACAAATCAAGTAAATATAATGTTTGAATAGGTAAACTTGTGTTTGAAGATAATAATGTAATGATATCAGAACAATCAACTTTACTAATTGGAATATCACACTCTTCCTCATCTTTATTTTTAAAATAAGCATTTAATTTTGATTTTACAATTGCTCTATTATTTAATTTACTTTTAATCATATTTGTATAATCATTCATAAAATCAACTTCACTATATTTATATTTTGTAAAACAATTATCTATTTCAATGCTATTTTTAAAATCAAATACATTTGATAATAACTCTTTAAATATTTCGGGAATATCATTTTTATCAATTTCATTTTTTGAAATATAATGAACTATATCGTACGCAACTTTTTTATAATTTTTAATTGCTTCTGGAAAATCACCATGACTACTATTGGCTTCAATATCAAAACTACATATTTTATATGGGACTGGTGTATCATCATCAATTGAAATGATATCTTTATAGGAACATATCATTTCAAATTTACAAGTAGTTATTTTATTTTTAACCATTTTATATTTATCAATTTGAATCCATCCAGATGGACTTATATTTTGAATATGAAAGAATCTTAGCAATGGCGGAATCATTGTTTCATATATAGTTGTAATGGTTGAACCAAACATATATCCCTCATTTAATTGTTGAGAATCTTTATCATAATATAAAGCTTTTAATTTATGTATAAAACTCATATTTTTACAAGAAATAAATATAAAATTATAATATTTTCCTCCGTCAAACCCATATAATGACTTTTTTTTAATTAATTCATACGAAACAATATTTTTTGCTTGATAACAAAGTACAGGATGTTTTTTAAAATGATCTATAAAATCATCACATGTTTGTGTTGTCCATTGTGTACCTACTTTTATATATATAAAAGGTGTAAAATTATTCATTATGATAGAAAAAGTTTCTCTTAATTCATTAATTCCAAACATTTGAATTGTAAACGCATCTCGATCATTTACAGTAAAGTCTACAAGCTTACACTTCATCGCCATTTTTAATTATAATTAAAATATAACATTATAATTAAATCAATTTTATTTATTAAGTTTTAACGTTTACCAGTTTTACGTGTTTTTGCTTTTTTACCCGTTTTTGCTTTTTTACCTGTTTTTGCCTTTTTACCTGTTTTTGCTTTTTTACCTGTTTTTGCTTTCTTTATTTTTTTAATATTGTCATGATTATTTAATTTATAATTATAATTTAAATCGTTTGTTTTGTCATTCATATATTTAGTTACAAATTTTAACATGTTTTCAATATTTCGTTCTTCTTTAAATGTATCGTTGATTTTTCCATCATTTAAATGTACTATCATAGGGAAACCATTAACTTGAGTTTTTAATGGACTATTTGATGTTTGAAGTGCTTCTGCATTAACTTCCATTATATTTATATTTCCGTTAATTTGTTTTTTCATCATCTCCCATTTAGGTCTTAACATAATACAATGAACGCAACTAGGATGATGAAATAATACAATACCATTCATATGGGCTGATTTATTCTCAAAATCATTATGACCTCCGTTTTCTATTTTGATTACATTAAGTTTTTTTCTCTTATTTGGCATATTATAATATAATTATATATTAAAAATGATGAAAATAAAAGAGTCTAAAATATTTATTTATTTATTTATTATTTTTATGTTTATATTTGGTATATATTTTATGTACTCTAATCCAAAAGAATCATTTGTATCTGGTCAATGTCCTACAACAATAGTTAAAGATGGTCAACGATTTTTATTATATAACCCTGAAATGGAACATGTTCCTGGTGTAAACCCAATCGAGTTAAAAAGTTTAAATGAATATAAAGAATATATTGAATGGCAAAGATCAAGTAATATAAAATGTCCATTACTTCATTTAGAAAAGGTATTTGATTCGCAGGGATCTCCTATGTATGAAATAAGACCAAGTTTTGTAACAGAGTTAAATATGGGGGGTGTTAATCATAATCTTCCAAAAATGGAAAATACACCCAATATCAACAAGGTAATGGATGCCGCATTATTAGACGCACCTTTTAATTGTAATCAATATAAACCATATGATAAAGATAATCAGACTATAGGGCTTATAGAAAGTCCTTAATATTTTGTATCACATTTTTATTTAGTTTTTTTGTTTTATTTGTTTTAGGATTAATATATTCAAATTCATCTAATAATAAAGGGTTTTTATCTAATTCTTTTATTAAATTAGTAATATGTTTATAATTATCCATCAATATTGTAGCAATTACGGTACTAATTCCTGGTATTTGACATAACATAAAAATACTGATATTATCGCGCGTTATATTTTTATTTTTTTGTTTTTTTATAATTCCTTCTGTTTCTTCATAATTTTTTAATGGATTTATATTTAATGTTTTAATTTTTTCTGCGAATTGTAATATAAAATAAGCGGTTTCTTTAGTATTTTTTGTCAGAATTACTTGAAAACCTTTATTCGTTAAACTAAATAATGAACGAACTAACGAATTCTTTGGAATATTTCCAATATATAAATCTAAATTTCCTTCAATAAAATAATATACTTTATAATTTTCTTCTAAAGCTTTTTGTAAACGAAATGATTGTTCTTTGTATCGTCCATCTACAATACTCGCCGCCAAATCATTTAATGTTTTTCTTTCGATGATTAAATAATCATTAATGAGTGCGTCTCCTAAAAGAAGTTGTTTCGATATTAATGTTATATCATTATTTGTAGTTGTATTTAATAATGAACACATAGAGAACATCTCTTTTTCTCTTGCGTCAATTATAATATTCATTATTAAATAATATTCAAAATATCTTTATACATATTATAATTATTTATACGCATTAATATACAGTAACTCCTCTTACTCTGAATTTAAGATTATGCGGAGTATTTTTCTTTAAATAATTTTGATTAATTCGTCTAAAATCAGTACGGTATACAAGACCTGCTTTTTTCATTCCTCCTCCCCCATTATCAGCGCCATTTACGATAGATGATTGACGTTTAATATAAGGCATTATAATTTATATAAATATTTTATTTATTATTAATTGTATTTTATTTATTTAATTTATTTTCTAATTCTTTAACTTTTGTATTTAATTCTTTTATAGATTCAATTAATATAGCTGTAAATGATTGATAATTAATAGATCTGATATCATTTGTATATTCAATTATATCAGGATATTCTTTTTCTACTTCTTGAGCAATTAATCCAATATAAATTTTATCATCATTTAAATCTATTCTGTTATAGGTGTATCCATTAATATTATTTATTTTATTTAATGAATTTTCTAATTTAATTAAATTTGTTTTTAATTTATAATCAGAATAATGTGTAATACTACCTCCTATCAATAAATTATTAGTAAGTTTAATATTTCCACTTACATTTAATTTATATAAAGGGTCATATTGACTAATAGGATTAGTTACTTTATTATATCCTATATCTAAATTGTTCAAATATGTGACTCCATCAAACCAAATTTTTCCTCCTCCTTGTAAATAAAATTTATTATTAGCATCAGTAATAGTATTTATTTCAATATTCCCATTTATATTTAAACTGCTATTAATGCCATTTATTTCAATAGTATTCAATATTGTATCCGTAAAAGTTTGTTTTTTATTTATATAAACATGTCCTTTATATATTATTCCGTTATTATCTTGCTCTGCTATTAAATCTAATTTTACAGGGTTATTAATATTACCAATATTCACTTTTGCAGAAATATTCACATTATTTAGAACAGATAAATTAAGAACATTCGTAATTGAACATCCTAAAGTATCAGATATTGATGTAAAAGTTGAAGACTTTATTATTTGCGAACTTATATTATTTGTTATTAAACTATCGATATATCCTATACCATCTATATCTATAAGTGTAGTCTCTCCTATAAAATTATGTTGAGTAGGAATTAATTGACTCGTACAAAATATTGTATTGCTTGTGTTAAACAAATTATTATTCAAATACATTATACCATTTAAATTAGTTGAACCATTCAAACTAGTTGAACCATTTACAGTTAAATTATTGTGTAATGTAGTTTCATTACTTACATTTAAATAATTTAATAGTGTTGTAGAAAAATTATATAAATCACCATTTATACTCACATTATTATATACATATAAATTTTCATTTACGAATAAGTTTGTTATAATATTATGAAAATTTTTTACATATAAACTATCTATAGATGCGTTATTAACAGATATGTTAGTTGCATATAAATTTGTATTTATAGATACATTTCCATATAATAATACTTCACCTGTAGTTCGCATGCTACCGATCACATCCAAATTATAATTATTACTTTCGTCTAAATCAACTGTTGAACCGGCGATAATTTTTAAAGCACCCGCCATTTGATTCACATTCCAATTTTTTGACATAACCATGGGATAAATTTCCTCAACTATAGCAGTTATTTTTATTAATGTTTCACGATCTATTGATTCATATACTTGACCATATACATTGTTTTTACTCATATTATATAAAAAAACATATTAAATAATAATTAATACTATTAATAATGGAAGAATTATACAATCCATATAATGATAAAAATAGTGAAATTAATGATGAAAATATTAAACAAATACTAGAGAAGTTTAATATTTTCTATAAAATAAATAATATTGAACTATTTAAAAGATCATTTATACATAGGTCTTATGTAAAGAGTAATTTAGATGAAATAAAATTAGTAAAAACTCCTTATAAAAGCATTGAATTAAAACAACACTCTAATGAAAGACTTGAATTTTTAGGTGATGGGATTTTAGAATGTATTACTAAATTATATTTATACAAAAGATTTCCAGAAGCAGATGAAGGGTTTATGACAGAAAAAAAAATAAGTCTTGTAAAAAATGATCATATTGGTAAATTGGCATATAAAATGGGTTTAAATAAATGGATTATAATATCAAGAAACGCAGAAGAGAAAAAAATAAGAAGTAATTATAAAAAGCTGGGATGCTTGTTCGAAGCCTTTTTAGGTGCTCTTTTTTTAGATGCGAATGACATAAAAATCGATGATACAAGCCGTTTATTTTTAAATTATTTTAATGTAGGACCAGGATTTCAAATTTGTCAATTATTTATTGAATCTATTTACGAAACATTAGTAGATTGGAATGAAATATTAGAAAATGATGATAATTTTAAAAATATTTTTCAAGTTAAAATACAAAAAGAATTTAAGAAAACACCAGATTATATTATTTTAAATCATGATGAAGAATTAAGATATACTATGGGTGTATTTTTATGTTTAGAAGATATTCATGGATTAAAACCTGAAACAGCAATACCTTTTTCAGAAATAAAAACATTTGATAATATTAAAAAAAATAATAATACTTTTATATTTTTTGCTTCTGGAACTCATAAAATTAAAAAGAAAGCTGAACAAATTGCTTGTTTTGAAGCATTAAAACAAATAGATAAACTTTAACAAGGTATTTATAACAAAGTATTTTATTCATTTACTTTATATGCCATTAGAGGATTTTGAAGTAATACCATCAGTAAGACCTAATGTAAAACTTAATATAAAAATAAGTGAAGACTTAAATACTCATGATCATTCATTACTTGAATTTTTAAAAATATTTAATATAGAACATGTACAACCAATAATAGTAAGTAAAGCTATAAAGTTGAATATAACTATTACATTAGTAGGTGATGTACGCATAAAACCCAAAAAAGTAGTAAAACCCAAAGTAAAATCAAAGAAACTATCTAAAGAATCACTACTATCTAGTAATGAAGAGGATGAAGAATTCGCACAAAGATTTGGTATACAGAGAGAAAAATTATTAGATATTCCTCCTAGTGTATATTTTAATAATAGAGTTGAATTTTTAGAAGAAATTCGCCGTAAAATGCTTGAAATTAAATTTAAAAAGGATAATAGTACTTGTGATAGATCAGAATCCAAAGATTTCACTCCTTTAGTTCATCAAATGATCGTTCAGAGATATATTAATTCATATACACCTTATAGAGGTTTATTATTATATCATGGTTTAGGTTCAGGAAAAACATGTAGTTCAATTAGTATTATAGAAGGTATGAAGCAAACTCATAAAATATTTATTATGACTCCTGCGTCATTACAAGCTAATTATCGTACACAAATGAAATATTGTGGTGAACAAATATTTAAAAAAAATAATCATTGGATATTTGAAAAAATAAATGATTTTTCAGGTCCAAAATTTCAATCATTTTTAGATAATGTACAAATTAATGATGAATATTTAAGAGAGAATCCAATATTATTAAAATTTGTGAAACAAAATAGAGGTATTTGGAAAGTGGATATCACCAGACAACCTAATTTTAATGATTTATCTCCAGAAGAACAAGAAGTAGTAGAAGAACAGATTAATATATTAATTGAATTAAAATACTCATTTATTAATTATAATGGTATTACTAAAACTAAATGGTTACAACTTGCAACTCGACATAACCCATTTGATAATAGCGTTATAATTATAGATGAAGTTCATAACTTTGTTAGTAGAATTATGAATAAAATAAGAGTAAAGAGAGAATCAGTATCCACAAAAATGTATGAAGCGATAATGGAAGCTGAAAATTGTAGAGTAATACCTTTATCTGGTACACCTTTTATTAATTATCCATGTGAATTAGGTACATTATTTAATTTAATTTCTGGTTATACATATGCTTTAGAAGTTATAATCAATCCTAATAATTCAAAAGTAAATGAATCTTTTTTTAAAAAAATATTATTAAAACCTTATATTGATATAGTTCAATATGAATCTTCTTATTTTAAATTAAGAATTGTACAAAATCCTTATGGATTTATTAAAGAAGAAACAGGTAAAATGACATATGACGGAAATACTATGTCAAGAAGCGCATTTATTGATACTGTTTTGGAAATATTAAAAGAAGAAGGTAAAATGTTTACTGTTTCTAAATATGAAATGGTAAAATATAAAAAACTTCCAGATGAAGAAAAAGAATTCAATAAATACTTTGTAACGGCCGATAATAAAATAAATAATAAAGAATGGTTTCAAAGTAAAATAATTGGTATGGTTTCTTATTTAGGTGATAAAAGTGAATTAATGCCTGAAATTGTAAAAACAGTAAGTGGAAGTGATATTCATATAGTAGAATCATTTATGAGTCCCCATCAAATTTCAGTTTATTCAAAAATAAGAAATGAAGAACGAGAGAAAGATCGGGTTAGTAAAAAACAAAAAGAAGAAGAAACATTCAGTTCAACTTATAGAGTATTTTCAAGGGCATGTTGTAATTTTTCTTTCCCAACTGATGAAGCGCATAAAAGACCTATGCCTAAATCTAAAAATGTAACTGAAGATGATTTAGATGTGGTTGATAATGAAAGTTTAGTTGAAGATATTGATGGTAAATATGATGAGTCTGATGTTGAAGGGCGTAGAGTGGATTCAACTTATGAAAAAGAAATACAAGCTGCTTTAGATTATTTTGAAACAAACCCAAGCGAATATTTTAATAGTGAAATAAAAAAATTAGTGGCTACTAAAGAACCAATTACACAAACATTAAAAATATATAGCCCAAAATTTTACAATATATTACACAACATAATGATGCCTGAAAATATAGGTTGTAATTTATTATATAGTAATTTTAGAAAATTAGAAGGTGTTGGCATATTTTCTATTATTTTAAAATATTATGGGTTTGTAGAATTAAAAATAAAAAAACACTCTGATAAAAGTTTTCACATTGATTTAGAACGGTTAAAGTCATATGATAAAAAATTATTTAAAGGTTCTCGAAAAGTGTTTGCGTTATATACAGGAACAGAAAGCCCAGAAGAAAAAGAAATCATACGAAATATTTATAATAGTAATTATGATTCATTGCCAAATACAATACAACAAGAATTAACTTTAAATTTTCCTGAAATAAAAGACAAAAATTTACATGGAGGTATTATAAAATTATTAATGATTACTGCATCAGGTGCTGAAGGTATTGATTTACAAAATACTCGATTTGTTCATATTATGGAACCATATTGGCATCATGTAAGAATTAACCAAGTTATTGGTAGAGCTCGGCGTATTTGCAGTCACGCAAATTTACCTGAAGATGAAAGAGATGTTACTGTATTTTTATATATATCTAAATTTAGCAAAGATACTGATATGGAAGAATACAAATCATTACAAACATTAGATGGTTCAAAAACAACAGACGAGTCATTATATGGAATTATGGAAAGAAAAAGAGGACTTTCTGTTATGTTTTTAGATACTTTAAAAGAAGCGTCGATCGATTGTATAGTCAATTATAAATCTAAATGTGTACAGTTTCCATTTTCAAAACTTCCTGATAAATTATTGTCAGGTATTGATTATACCAAAGACCCTACAACCAAATTTGAAGTTGATAAAGAAAAACATGAAATACGCAAACGTACATTAAAAGTAAATGGTGAAGATGTAGTATTTGCGGTTGATATTACAAGTAAACCTCCTATTTTATATGATTATGAACAATATATATCATCCGAGCATCAATTAGTAAAATTAGGTACTCTTGAAGAAGGTGGAGTTGTATTATTATAAAATTGATTTAAAAAGTTTAAAATTATAAATTATCAAAATGGCTCAACTAATTAATCTTGATCTTCAATCAGCAACAGATAAAACACCAAAATTTACTATAAATGGAAAAATAGTAGACGCAAAAATCGTAGCTGTTCATGATGGTGATAGCATACATGCTGTATTTGAAATGTATGGGACTCTTTATAATTGGGTTTGTCGTATTTCTCATGTAGATACTCCTGAAGTTACTAAAACTAAAAATTTGAAAGAAATAGAATTTGGTTTAATCGTAAGAGATAAATTGAGAGAATTAATATTGAATAAAATTGTTAAACTTAATTGTTTAAAATTTGATAAATATGGTAGACTTCTTGTTGAAATTTCAGTTCCTGAATCAAAACTGAAAGTTCATGAATGGCTTTTAGATAATAAATACGCATATCCATATGAGGGAAAAACAAAAAGGAAATGGTTTATGGAGTAACTTGACATATACCATAACTATGTTTATCTATTCTACGACAATAAGGTCTTGTTTTGGTACATTGATCTAATATATTTTCTTCATTTATAACATCTGTTTGCCCACAACATAATTGTACACCTTTTTTTTGACCATAATTTGAGGTACAATAAAGATCGTCTATATCTTCATCATTTATCGGTACATTTTGTGGTGCTTTTATTGGTGAATATGAATCGTAGTTTAAAAAATTTAATTTATTAAGTATTTTTTTTATCATAGTATCTTTATTACTCATATTTGTTTTTAAATTATCGATTGATTTATATATCGTGTCATCATTTGTATATGGCCCTAATGTAGAAAATACATTTGTAGGATTTGGTCCTATAAAATTTCCCATTTTATCAGTTAATGTACTAGTGTTATCTTTTAATGATAATAATGTACTATTCATATTATTTATTATCCCATAATCATCATTTGTTTTAGTATTTAATAATTCAGCATTCATATTTATATTATTTAAATCTCCTATATTATTATCAATACGACTTATAAAATTATTGCTTAAATCATTCATTGAATTGTATATTGTATATTGGTCATTATATTGAGATCCTAATTTATTATTTATATTATTTATATCTGAGTATAATGTATTTGAATAAGTATATTCACCTATATTTTCTAATAATTGATTATCAATATTATTTTTTTTAGACATATGATTATCATTATTTAATTTCATTTGATCACCTCTTGCTTGTTCAATTTTTTGTTGTGTTATACTATTTCTTACGGATTCGTTATAATTAGACGTATATTTGTTTGCGTCTATAATGTCTTGTTCTGCTTGTGCTTGGTCATCTATCTCTTTATTTCTACTAGTCTCGAATGTTGATTTGTTATTATTTAAAACTGTTCTTAAATTAGTAATTCTAGTATTATTCATGTATTCGTCATATTCATTTTTTAATGTGTTTAATTCATCAATTATGTTATTATCAATTTTTATTTGTTTGTTAAATGGGTCTGTAACAATATCTACTTGTCTTTTAATTTCATCATTTAATGATGTTTGATATACTTTATCCGCATCCACGCCATCCTGTATAGCTTGGTAATATTCGTTTATTGCGTTTCCCCAATCATCTACAGCTTTTGTAAGCTCTTCTGGAGAACATTTTTTGTAAGCATATTTATAATATTGAGGGTCACCATTTTTTCCCGTTGTTTTAGCAAAAACATCCATATATGATTTTTTTTGACAACTATTATTATATGTATCAAAAATTATTCCATCGCATGAAAAGTTATTGAGACATGAATCAACACATAGCTGAGGTGTTGAATTTGGAACCGCCGTCCCCAAATTATTTCCTGAAAAATCAGTATGCTCTTCAAGAGTCCAACCTAAAGGAATTGGGGCAGGAGGAAGTGGTAATAATTTGTAAGCATACGCACCATCACGAGTTTGACTAAAATTCATATATGATTTTTTTTGACATACATTCGTTTTTGAATCAAAAATAACACCTTTACATGAAAGGTCTATTTTACATGAATCAACACATAGTTGAGGTGTTGAATTTAGACTCGGAAATCCAATATTATTTCCCGAATAGTCAGTATTATTGTCAAAACTCCAACCCGTAGGGGCCGGGTAATAGGACAATTGTTTTTTGTAAGTATATGCGCCAGGCATTGCGTCACCCCCATTAAGAGTTGGAAAACTTGATTTTTTATAACATTTATAACTATTGCTATCAAAAACAACACCTTTACATGAACTATCCTTTTGACATGAATCAACACATAGTTGAGGTGTTGAATTTTCAGCAATCGGGAGAATAGTGTTCAATGGATAGTCAATATTATTATTAAAAATCCAACCTGAAGGGGTGGGTACAATGAAAGGTAAAGGGTCTGGTTTCTTGTAAGTTTGGGAGTATTGCGAGGTTACACCTTCTTTGAATATACTAAATTTAAATTTAAAATTAAAATAAATTAATATTAATAATAAAAATATCGTAATATAAAAATAAATTTTATTTTTATCTTTCATTATATTTTATTATTATTTAAAAAAATAATAATAAATAGAAAATTAGTTAATAATATTTTGAGTATTTCAAAATTAAAATTGTTGATGTGTTGAACCGTTTGGTAAACAATATATACGTTATTAATGAATAACATGCTCTATCTACAGCCATATTTATTTTGTATTTTGTTACTGATTACTTTGTTAATGGTTTCATTGTTTTTTGAGTTTGGTGTGGTATTTTGTTGTACACTACCAGTGTTGGTTGAACAAGTTAAAACCTCGATTTTTTATAACATATTTCATTATAGGAATCATAAACTACTCCTTTACATGGACCATCATTTTTGGGGCATGAATTAATACATTGAGTAG